TCCATCCATCATTGTCTTTAAATTTAGATAATATTGGTGGTTCTTTTGTATTTTCTATAGGATTTAATCCATACAAATCGTATCCCATTGTTTAGCCTCCTTCTGTTTTAGTTTTATGACTTCGTTGATTTCCTTCTCACCAAAGCCGTATTCAACCAGTCTAGCAGGTAATACTACATTGATATCACATTGATAGCAACATGTACCTTCATTAATTGGCTGTGCGTTACAACCACCATCCCAACCAAATGGGTCAGCAATTATTTTTTCTTCACATATACTACATTTCATAATATATCTCCAAAATATCGGGGGCAGCATAAGCCACCCCCTGTGTGACGGTCAAATGAATCTCACATACTTACCAGTCGACTTGAAATTGTATAATTTCTCAAGCAACCTAATGTAAGACTCTGTGTCTGGACAACGAACAAGACGTTCACTTAAATAGTCCATCTTTTGCATCATCCTGTCATGGTCATACTCCTCAACCTGTTCAATGATTTTAAGCAAAGCACATATAAAACTACGTTGTTTGTAGTATTTAAAGACTCTACTAAATTCATTAATCATCTCAATAATAGCATTACATTCAGCAATACTCCTTAACATGACAAATGTGCCTTCTTTAAAAGCAACTGATGCGCCTTTTGTGTTGCCAGCAAGTAATATCTGAACACAATTATGACTCCATTTGCTACGTTTCTTAAAGCCTGCATAAATAGCATACTCTTTGTAGCCGAGAGCACAATAATAGTTCATATAATCATCATATGACCATTTCTTTGATGCTTGTAGTTGAGCAACATCTTCAGCTCTTAATTTGTTTTCAGTATCAACAACATAATAAACCCAGTCATTGTTGAATTTGAGACTTACAAATCTAAACTGACCATCAAATATAACATGCTTGCCTTCAGGGTGCTCCTTAGTAGCATATTTCTTATTCTTTGGCTTAACCACAATAGGTATTAAGTCTGTTATGTTACCAATATTATGCATACTTCTCATAATACTAGCAACGTGAGTTGGTATTACGTCTCTGTTCCAATCAACTAGATGAAACAGTCCATAGTCTTTTGTTTTTAGTATTCTTGGCATATTTGCCTCCTTGTTATCTTAGTCCAAAATATTCTAGTATTCTATAAATTCTTGATTCACGGCAGTAATTCAACCAAGCTCCAAGTATAATGTTTGCTTTGATTGTATTTTCACCTATCGGTCTACCGTTCCTCTTCACTAACTTCATGTTGTTCCCTGTCATCTTTAAATCGCTCATCAAATACGTTCTCCAGTTCTTCTATTAAGTTGTCTTTAAATACAAGTTTAACACAATTCTCTGTATTATACATTGTTTGAATATATACATCAGTGTACATATTTAGTTTGTTTGCTTCCATAAATGACTTAGGCAAAGTAAGCCTGCCTCTGTTATCTATTTTACACTTTGCTATCCACATCATTAGAACCTCCTGCTGTCTCTTAATGCTTGTTTAAAATGGGTTCACTCTGAGATTACAAGTGAATACAACACGGCTTTGAGAGGATTATTAGTTCCCTCAACCTTTACAGGTGGTCACTTATTATAGCAACGCTTATCCACTGCTCTTTTGAAGGGCAGTACCATGTCAGACACAATGAGTATAGCTCATCAATCTTATCGAACTGGGTGTCTCTACAATTACTTGGAGCACAGCCAGGATGCCTCCCGCTGGTGTCCTTTCATCATACACACAACGCCTTGCGAGCAATCATGCACCCTAGTATTTCAAGGGTCAAGTGTCCTATGTCCAGAACGCTTTAAGACTTAAGCTTTAACACTAACGTGTAATCAGTTAACATTAGAAGGCTGTGGGAAGATGCGATATCCGCTTAAAGTTGTAGCTCTACTTCTTTCAGAGCAGAATACTACAAGACATCACTATGTTCCGTTATCACGAAATAACGATTTACATCATTTTCTAGACCGACCTGTGTTACCACTGGGTATTGCGACCTATACCTATTTCTAGGTAAATTGAAGACAGCGACTGTTCGTAACTTACGCCATCTACTACAACTTATTCTTATTGCCTATTAAGGCTCAAATGATTCTTCCCGGAACCATTCATACGCACCGATTAGACCCAAAGGGTATTTCTAATTACGGCATTATGATTGTTGCATGCATACTCAAACACACCGAAGTATGTCGCTAAAAACCCACCAAAAGGTTCTTTCACTTTATCCCGGTTACCCGGTTTATCTAACGAGAATATGCTCCCGAATCATTTAATGTCTGATTAAGACAAATCTTGGATAATGCTGGCAAACTACGCCAGCACTACCATCACACTAGTTACTGTTTATCCATTTCCTGAACCAGTAACTTAAAAAACATCTTTCCACATTCCAATGTTAGCCTCTCTTCATCATCATGATGTTCTATCGCTGCAATGAGAGGTTCTAGTCTGTTCCACGTTCCACGTTTGACTAAGTAATAATCATCAACCATGTCGCGGTCTATGATTTCTACCAAGTATTTGCCATCATTCTTGTTCATCAGCTCTTTATGCCATTCTTCTGTAGTCTTATGAAATAAAGACCAAGCAGTATGCGGGTTGAAAGCTAAATCATCAATTGTGATAGCCTTGAAGTTCCTGTTGTTTGCCATGTTTACTCCTTTTGAAGTTATTGCCCAGGTTATATGAAATTGTACTATTAATACATAGATTAGTGTATACGTACATCTTATCCGAAGCATGGTGAGTATGCAAAGTGGATAGATATAGCATCATATTGTAGTAATAGAGTTAATAATACCTAATAATACGACGGAGCAGTAACCAACTGTTACAGCTGGTTACCACTCTAACACATTCGAACACGCTGACTAGGATGCTCACGATTGTCTCGCGGTTTGCCCTACGTCATGTAGATGCGACGTCTATTCTTCACCAGGTTGACCTCCCCGGTATACTTCAATGAGTTCCTTGATGTGTTTAGTCAACTCTTCCATAGGTTCTACTACAGTAGCGTTGCTATTCACACCAGCCCATAAAGAGGCTAGGTCCTCGAAAGTACCTTGCGAAGCTGCCTTCGCTAACATGATTGCAGCCAATGCTGATTCAGTCTCAGCTTTGATTATCTTCATGTTACTGAGATTAATTCTTGATGGGAAATCTCTACCCCCTGTTACTCGTATTGACATAGTTATCTCCTTTTAATTAAATAACTCAATAAGGATTCAAAAAATCAATTACAACGTAAACTACTATTTAGAAAAACCCCTAATTAGGGGTATATACAATAAATAAGGACGCACTTCAAAATGCTACAATTTTTATAGGAAAGCACCTGGGCATTTGCTTAATTTTGCTTTATGAGTGATGGATATATTACATCTAAGCAATTATCTGGAAAAGAAGCTCACACCGGAGTAGCTCGAACTCAGGATAAAGTTCGTGAGGCTCAAAAGGAGGAAGTCCTTACATTAGCTCAACAAATGGCGGAACAGATTCTAAAAGAAGAAAGAGAAAAGAAAGAAAGTAATATAAAGAAAGAAAAGAGAAAGAAGAAAACAGTTGCAGCTAAAAGTAGTAAATAAGAACTTCCACCAATGCCAGTTTCGATAGAATGGCTCTCTAGACTTCCAGCGAAGGAACAAGAGAAGATATTAAAGTCTCTTTCCAATGCTGAAGAATTGAAGCCTATCGAGGTAGACGGTGTAGTTTATCATGTACCAGGAGCAGTTATCGGTTTGATTGATTCTCTATGGATGCAAATTCAGGAGGGTTGTAAGACTGGTACTTACGATTTAGATAGTGGAATCGAAAAAAATTAAGAAAGTAGAGCATATCGTTTACGATAATGTTCAGGAGTTTCAGGAGGATAATCCTGATATCAATCTATATTTTGATTGGAAGAAGGCAAAAGAAGGAGACTGGGTATTATCAGATGACAATAGAGTTGTTCAGCTTTTGAAGGTATCTAAGTCTATAAATCATCCTTCTGATAGAAAGAATTACAAATATGCTGATGGTTGGGTTCGTACTGTAGTTGGAACTTTTCTAACTCATAAGAACACATTCATGGATACAGATTTCAGTGCCCATCCTAATAGGTATACTTTTAGTAAAACTATCAAAGATGCCAACAAGAGAGTGAAGGAGAGAACGAACGTAACGAAGAAAGAGAAGCTCTTCGCTACTAACGTAGCAGTTGGGATGGGTGCTGTAAAATCCTATATGGATGCTTATGGAGAATTAAGCCATGACAAAGCAAAAAATAAAGCAGCTGTGCTTTTAAAGCAGGAGAGAGTAATGAAAGAAGTTGAAAAAAGTGTAATGGACGTTGCTAAAGAGATGGGGGTCGACCATGAATACATATTCAGAAGTTTGAAATATTTAGCTGAGTCATCTGCTGATGAGAATATTGCTTTACAGTCATTAAAGGAAATGGGCAAGGCAATAGGTACTCTAGGTGGTGGCGTGAAACGAATTGAGAGTGGAGTTGTTGGATTATTTCAAGGATTTACTCCAGAACAAATAGAGAATGTGGAGAGAAAGATGATAGGGTCTAGTAAGGAGGCTAAGTAATGGTCTGCCCTAGATGTTCTAGTTTATATGTTAAAAAAGATGGGAAAAAATATCATAAAAAACATTCTTCTCAGCAGTATAAATGTAAATCGTGTAATAGGTACTTTTCTGTCCCACTGCAGTCTGAAATTAAAGAGTATGAAGAAGTATCTCCAGGACAGGTATTCCGATATGAATCAGATAAGGTTATAAAGGTTCATGGATTAACAGATATTCATGTTGGAGCTAATGAATTTGATTTAAAGAAATTCCAGCAGGCAGTAAAGACTATTTATGAAGATGATAACGCTGTTTGGTTTGGTAATGGTGATTTATTAGAATTAATCCCACCTCACTACAAGATAAGTCAGAGAGGACAGGAGATTCCCCCTGACGAGCAATATCTTACATTTCTTCAGTTAGTGCAGACAATAAAAGATAAATGCCTCTTTGTAAGGGGAGGAAACCACGATTATCTTAGAAGTTTCAATATTTTAGATTTGGATATTTGTAAAATTATAGCAAGTGAGATGAATGTACCATATTTCAAGATGCCTGGATATAGCCAAATAATTTGTAGGGGAAGGGAATGGAATTTAGTTAGTGGTCATGGAAAGAGTGGAGCTAAGAACGGAGATTTGGAGTTAGATAAGTTAGCAGCTGTTTATTCTCAGGGAGACGTATTTTTCTTAGGACACAATCATCAGTTATATGCTAAACCAGTCGATTCAATAATAGTAGAGGACAATGAAGAAACTTTACATCGTAGATGGTATGTGAGGGGAGGCTCTTTTCTTAGATATGCTGAATATGCTAGGTATTCTATGTATCCTATCGTAAGGACAGGATGGATAACTATGGAATTCAGCGAGAAAGAGATTAAGTGCTGGGAAAACTAAGAAATATGGTTATTGGATATCCAAATTACAAGGTAAGATGAAGAATGGATTTTATGGCGAAACAGAAACCGATTAAAAGACTATGTGGTGGAATACTTTTCCTATATCTTACGTCTTGCACAGATTTTGAAGAAAGGACAGTCTATTCGACAGATACGCTCCATGTTCATATTGGGCAAGAGTTATCTACTCCCCAGATGGTTGTATTTGGTGACTGGGGATTTGATGAGC